TGGTTCACCATCCTTGTACTCTGCACCAGCCATATTGCCCATGCGAGCCAAGAAACTTGCTCTGCGAGGGTTATCCCCCGACTTTACTGGCGGCTTCAGATTACCACCAGTTTCCGCATTATAAGATGATCTACCCTTGGCATTCAAGCCGCCTTTTGGATTTTGACCAGCTTTTGTTTGCCAAGTTGGAGATTTCATCTACTTCACCTTTTTAGGCTTCTTTGCAGTCTTTGCCGCCTGTTTAAACGCATCAGCAGTAGGTGCACCCTTGCTACCTACCTTACGCATCTTCTCGCCAGACCCTGCGGCTATACGAGCCTTTTTTGCGTTAATGTTTGAGTACAAGCCAGTTTTCATTTCATCTTCTTCTTAGGCTTGCTCATACCAGCTTCAGATAAAGCAATGGCAACTGCCTGTTTAGGGTTCTTTACAACCTTGCCACCCTTGCCTGAATGCAAAGTGCCTTCCTTGAATTCGCCCATGACTTTCTTGATTTTCTTCTGTGGTTTAGTCATTTTCATAGGGTTTCTCCTTAGTACATGATTTTGGCGGTGATAGTGCCTGACACATAAACAGTGCAGTTTGCTCGCAAATACTTGGGGGCATTAGCAACAGTAATGATGCCGTTGGCAGTCAAAGCAGTACCAAGGGTTGACCAGTTAGTGCCATCAAGACTACCTTGCAATGCAACAGTAGCTGATGTAATGCCAGAAACTTGCAAGAATGCTGGCTGACCAGTATCAACTTGAACGGCTGTCGATGTACCTGTTGCGCCAACTGCATTCAGGAGTGTGATGGGGGCTGTTAAAGATGACATTATTTACCTCTTGAAGATTTTTTCATCATGTTAGTAGCAGTCCTGCTACCTTTCATAGGCAAACCCTTTGGTTTACCAATGGCAATCATGACAGTTACGGGAATACCTTTTTTAGGGGTTTTAGCGGGAGTTTTGGGTTTCGCTTTCATATCAATCCTTTTTAATTGAACCACCAGATTTCCAAGCATCACAGGTACGAGCCGCCGCACAAGTGAAGTGGAATAACTCACAGAAACCTAGATCAGCGGCATCAATAAACTGCTGGTCATAGTCAAGTTCATTCTCTGAATCCTTGCCTTTTTCCAAACCAGACTTGATGCACTCCATCATCTTGGGAGTTTGAATAAATGCCGCACAGTTACCGCAAAGCATGGTTTTAACCACATCGGTAGGTGCGTTATACATCTTGGCTTTCTTCAGCCAAAACGCTTCATTAGGCTCATTTGGGTTAGGCGCACCATACCCAAAGTTCTTGAAAGCATTGTTTCTATTCTTAAGGTTTAACGCTATATCCTGAGTAGGAAGTGGACAAACCTTGCCTGAAAGAAGTCCCTCTTTCATTTCCACAACCTATCGGCAATAAAGGTAACAATACCGCCACCAAATGAAGCTATTGACATTCCAATCCAAAAACCACCTTTAGATTTATTTGCCAACTCTAAAAGGGCTTTTACATCGGTACTAAGTGAGTGGACTTCCTTTTGTAGAGCCTCGACTTGAGCCTCTAACTTACCAAAGTCTCTTGCATCAACTTCAGACATTTGCTACCTTTCTGGGTCTTCCCATACGCTTAATTGATGGAATGACAGGCGCAAATGCGGTATCTGTTCTAGTCTCTGATTCTACAGATTCTATGGTTACTTCTGGTTCATCCACCCTAACATAACCCTGATGACCCTTCATAGAGTCAATGTCATGTTGGAGGGTAAAAGTCACTGTATTACCCGATTGGAGACAACGAAAAGTAGCCATAAAACCCTTTAAATGAGAAAGGGGGAGACTAGCCCCCCCTGTCCTTACACCATGCGAGCGATAACGATACGCAAAGTAGCCGAATCAAGATTTACTGTTGCCTCTGATTCGTTCTGAATGCGGAATTTAACAGTATTGGCGGCACTGACATAGCCAGTAACAGTCAATCCAACTAAATCTACACCCAAAGATGCGCCAATAACCATGTCACCCAAAGCGACACCAGCCACTGTTACATCATCTGTTTCACCAGCGCCATTAACAAGTGAGCCAGCGTCTAAAGTAGCCTTAACTACCCAAGTGTCGCTGAAAATGCCTCGGAACTGGTCATTACCACGGCGTGAAACTACTGCTGAAGCGGTTGCCATTTTGATTTCTCCTAATTAGATTAAAAAAAGTCCCCCTACCCCTATCGCTAGAAGTAGGAGGGACAACTGCAATTAGCTAGGAACAACCAAAGCAAACATGGAAGAAGACTTAGCCGCACCAGTTGAAGCGGCACTACGCAAGGCGGCTACGCCATACAGAGTGTCACTTGTGAACAAGGTGGCAAGGTATTCTTGCTTGTATTGCACTTGTGAGCGAACACCAACTTGCTCAACCAGAACCATAGAGTCCTTGTGACCCATCAAGCACACACGAGCAATGGCAGAGCCAGATGCAGGGTATGTAGATGTAGCAGATGCAGAGTCAGCATTGCTGGAAGTGAACACAGGGATACCATACAGGTTACCGATTTCACCATTGCGGATAGCATCGCCATTGCCGACAAATGCTTGTTCGGTGTAGCGAGCCAGACCCATCAGGGTGTTGCGGCTTGAGGGAGGAATCAGGAAGAAACGATTGTCCATAGGAGTATCGTTGTCATCCAAACGCTGAATGGTGCGGCGAATAGCGGCATCAGTCAGAGCAGACGCATTACCAGTGTTGGTGTTTGCGGTGTAGTCAAAAGTGGTTGTGCCATCGCCACCAATATAGGCAGAGCCATATTGAGCGCCAGTAGAACCACCATTAGCCAAACGACCAAGCTGAACCAAATCGGTATCAACTTGACGAGACAAGGCGTAACCAGCATCAGCAGTGTAGAACTGACGCATAGAGTTCAAAGCCTGTGCCTCAACGATGTCTTCAATCAAGCGGCTATATTCATAGTGCTTGTTGATGGACACTTGGACTTCAGACTCAGTAGCGGCAATCAAAGTAACTGCTGTCTCTGCGGCTTTAGCAGAAGCTGAACCACGGGTAGGTGCAGGAATGTGAACAGTGTCACCTTTCTTGCCCTTGAAGTTCATCTTCATAACCAAGTTAGCTAAAACGAGGTTCTTCTTATAAGCCGCAACGATTTCGTCTGACCAAATTTCAGGGATGAAATTAGCCGCTGTGGTTGTGGTCACCGAGTTGGTGGGGGAAAATGATGTTGCCATTTGTGTACTCCAATAAGATCAAAAGTTAAGTTATTTGACCCTGCCCTCTGCGTATGCCTGCATGATCTCGTCACTCAAGGCATCGTATCGGTTAGGGTCAGTCATCTTCAGCCGAATAAGGTCTGCCCTGCGATAGACTCTCTTTCCAGACTCTCCACTGCCACCTACATCAACTGTTGCCGCTTTAAGGTTTGACTTGCGCTGAGTTTCCCCTGCATCATTAGTCTGTTTAGCCTTAACGCCCTTCAACTGTTTGTAGGTACTTAGCAATTCATTGGCACTATCATAGTCAAACTCACCATCAGCTTTAGCATACAAACCAATGCGAACAGGTGAAGATTTCACCCAATTTGCAAAGTCTGGGTCTTGAACAATCTGACCAAAATCAGGGTGTTCTGACGCTAACTTTTGCTGAATTTGCATCTTTTTGAACTCTTGACCAGCTTGTCTAGCCGCAAGTACATCAGGATGGTTATCAACAGTCTTACGAACCGCCGCCTGTGGATTCTCAAAGAAATCTACTTCAGGTTCTTCCTCTTTAATAGGTTGAGTCTTACCTGCAAGATTTTGTTTGATGAGTTCATCTGCTAATTTGCGTACTTCACCAACTTCTTGAGCCTGTTTACCAATCAACTTCTCAGCTTCTTGGTGCATCTTGATAATGTCTGACAGTTCTTTGCCCCGATACTTGTCGGGAATGTCATTACTTATCGGCTCAACAGTTGTTTCAAGTTTCTGCTTTTCAACAGTCTCTAACTCGCCTAACATCTCATCTGGGTTATCTATCAACATATTTTTCCTTTTTCCTGCCACTTTTGGGTTCTAGGATGACACAACGGCATAAATGCTTATGTTGTGGTTTTACGCTCTTGCGCCAACTTATCACGATGTTTCTTGTCAAATTTCATCCATGAAGATGGAAAATGACCCGACCAACCTTCCAAGTTAATGCTTGGAGCAGAAATTGTGCGATTGGCTGAACCACCGCACTCACACTGAGTTGTTTGTGCCTCATAATCACAAAGTCTCTCAATTCTGTGTCCACTTTCGCAGACAAATTCATAAATTCTTTTCATTCAATTCCTCGTAGGCTCGTTCACTGACCTCTTTCAAGGTTTTCAGCCAAGTCAAGATGGAAAGTTCACCTTTTTTGAACATTAAGGTCTTTTCATCAGGAATAACGCTTAGATTATTGAGTGACTCTATCATATTGTCAATATCTATGCACAAATCCTTCCAACCCTCCATTCCCATCATTTCAAAACGGGATTCGTAATACTTTTGTAGTTCAGGAGTCATCAAAATCCTATGTGATTGGCAGTTATTATGACTGATGCAGTCGATGGTCTAACTGGATTCGTCTGTGCGGCAATAGTAGCAACAGTCACTTGAGTAGATGGGGTAGACCAGTAAAACTCGTAATAGTCACCATTATTAGCTACATCAATAATGTAGTTCCAAGCGGCAATAGTATGACCTGAAATGCCGCCATGCTTGGCTGGAACACCAACAAGACCTGTACTTCCAACAACATTAACCCCGTTATATTTCAACCAAATACTGACATCATGCTCTTGGGTATCAGTATTATTAAATTGTGCTGACCATTGGATGTTGTACTTGCCAATTTCTGTAAAAGTAACCCTACTATTGCTAACTACAGTCACATTTTTGCTGTAATCAGTCTGTCTAACCAGTAATGCAGTGGCGGTATTAGCTGTAGCAGTTTGGTCTTGATAGTCAGAAAAAGCACCATAGTTCTGAAAGATTGCGCCACTTAGACCAGCACCACCTCTTTCACCCTTTTCGCCTTTTTCACCCTTAACCTCACCAACATTGATCTCTTTACCATCTGACAACTTAAAAACAAGCGTATCGTCAAAATCAATCTTGGCATCTACAACCGAAATACCATCAGTTCCATCCTGACCATTGTTGCCAGAAGTTCCATCCTTGCCATCACGCCCGTCTTTCCCGTCTTTGCCATTTTTACCAGCATCACCTTTATCACCTTGAAGACCACGATCTCCTTGCTCACCCTTAAGTTTCTTTACTGTCTCAACTTGGTCAGTCAGCTTGGGTAATTCTTTGTCAAGCAAAAAAGCAATAGCAGAAACCTTGGCTTCTACCGAGGCATCTGACATGATGATTTTCTTAAAGTCCATCAGTCACCAATAACGCTTTTCAAAAACTCATTGTCTTTTACGCTTTGGTTCTGCTTGTCTGCCATCTGTAACTCAACAATCTTTGCCTTGTTCTTAATATCAGATTCTTTAAGCATTAACTCAGCAATCTTGACTCGTTTATCGAACTCCTTAGAAGCCATATCATCTTCATTAGGAAGATTCTTAGTCACTGCCGCCATATTCTTAGCTTGCACTTCTTGAGGCATTAACTGCGCCTCAACAGACAATTTTGTAGCTTCAGCACGATTTTGCTCTGCTTGAGTAGTCTGAACAGCAATCTGAGCCTGTGCCGCCTGAATAGCCAACTGCTGTTGCATCTGTTGCATCTGCTGTGCTTCAGGATTTGGTTGCATCATCTCATCCAACTTGGCAATCAACTCCATTCTGTTGGACAAACTGCTGTTTCCGACAATTCCTTTGAGCAAAATAGGCAAAACAGGGGTATTTGCACCCAAAGTCTGCAACAAACCAATGAATTGTTGCTGTTCATACTCCCTAGCAATGATGCCAAGGGTTGCAGTAGGTATGAAATTCATGTCCACAGAGGGATAACGCTCTGGGTCAAACTGCATATAGCGGAAAGCCGCTTTTTTGATGAATGGAACAAGGAAATCTTCTTGAAAATTCACCAAAGTACGCTTGTATTTCTTGATAATCGAGGCAACAGCCATCGACATACCACCACCATCACGACTAGATTGGGAAACCATGCCGTTAGAGTCCAGCGTACCAGTAGCCTGAAGCAACATACGCTCAAACTCTTTGGAAGTTGCTAGGTTGTTGGGGTCATTTGAGCCAAATTTGAATGGATACAGGATCTCATTTGGGTTGCCATTGGTAAGAATCGCCTTACCAGCCTTGACTTCAAACTTCATACCACGGGGTAAACGTGTGGCATCCATAGCAATCATCGGGGCAGTGGTCAAAGCAAGTGAATCCAAGTGAGCACGAGTCTGAGCATCAATAGCTTTCTGCATATTGAAGGCTTTTTCCACTGTACCTCGCCCCAACAAGCGATTAGGCACTGTATCGTCTTGGTAAGACATTACAGGTCTATCTTTCATCATGTAGGGGTTTTCTTCAGCCTTGAGCAACAATCCATCGTTGGCAATCACAACAATGGCTTCAACTATGTCTGTGTAGT